CTATACGTGCCGGAACCACAAACTCACCATCAGCAAGACGGGCAGGCTGGCGGTCGCCAATAGAAGCAGGAATAGAATCACTAACTCCATCTCCAGGGCCGCGTAGTAATCTTCCACCATCGGAGTAACCTCCCAAGTTGTACCCAGCAATACCGCCAGATGCCATGCCAGTAGGGGCTTGTGCAGTTTGAGCAGCTTGAGCGGCTTGTGCAGCTTTAATTGCTTCCTCTACCGTTGGGTATTTATCAAACCCAAAAATGTTTGGCGCTGATGCAGTCAAACCAGACTTAGCGGCAGGCAATCCATACTCAGATTTAGTAGCATCCAATCCTGGCTCACCAAGCTGTGAGTAAAGATTTGTTAATCCTAACCGTTGGCTGATATCTGAATACGGCAGAGCGCCTTCAATCGTAGACTTAGGCTGCACAGCAAACGGATTGTACTGAGCTACATTAGGGCCAGTAGGTATGTACGGTGACGGCTGTGGAGCTGCTGCTGCCTGCGGAACTATCTGCTGCGCACGATAAGCGTTGATTTGCTCTTGGCTTATAGCTGGAGCAGAGGGTGTGCTAATTGCAGGAACAAATGGTTTAGTAAGTTTTTCTTGATATTGAGGAGAACCTTTTATCTGCTCTTGTAAAGCAGAAATGTTTACACCAGACTCTTTAAGTCTTATCAACTCTTCCATGGTTGGATGTTTACCAAATACATCCTGATAGTAGGATGCAATCTGCTCCATGGAAGCTGGGCCTTCTTCTTGTGCCAATGCTTGTTTCTGCGCGCTAGTAAATGCAGCTTGGTTAAGCTTGTTTAGATTCTGCAAGTAAGCATCACTGGATGTCAGCGCACTACGAAGATTATTAAAGTTACTAACCTTGTTAGCAGGATCTTTGTAGTACGCCAGCTCACCTTTGGTCATATCACGACCCCAGTAATACTGAGCCTGCTGGTTTAAATCATCATTGCTAAACTTCTGCGGCATGTTCAATTCAGCAAGCGTACCAATGTTCTTGGATAAATCTGCCTCTGATAACTTCTTACCTACGTACTTATTCATCTCCGTTTCTGTTGGAGAACGACCAGCCAATTCCTCATAGACACGGCGAATATCGCCTTCTTCCATGATCTTTTTGGTGGCGTCCAAACCTGGAGCTTTAGCAAGCTTGCTGTAAGTAGGTGTAACTTTTTCAGGGACAAGTTTTCCAGTCTTAGAATCAATTACCATCCTTCCTTGTTTAGCAAGAGTAAGCTCGCCTTCCAATGTCTTAATTTGTTTTTGTTGGTCGGCACTAAGACCTTGAACATTTCCATATACATATTGCGATGGGTTCTTCTTAATTGCATCTATCTTTGCTTGAATAGTAGACTCATCACCAGAAGCTTGCGCTGTCTTTTGATCATAGCCACGAGCTTGCAAACCCTGTGTGCGTTTAGTCTGATCTCTAAATGCACCAATGCCAGTATCTTTGTATTCCTGAGCGCGGTTAAAATCACCAGCCTCTTTGTCATAGACTTCTTGCGCACGAGAAACCAAACTACCGATGCCAGTTTTTTTAGCTGCATCCAGAGCGGCTTTAGCTTTTTCCATCTCAGACTTCTGCTTACCTAAACCTGTATCGTAGGCTTTTGTTAATGCAGATAAATCATCACCCTTAACATCACCAGATGCCTCTGTGTATCCAGCTTTAAATACAGATGTGTCAAAGTTGCGTAAAGCCTGACGTTCTCTAATTTCAGCATCAAGTTCTTTTACACGATTGGTATACTCACCCGTGCGATCTTTAATAGCATTGGCTTGTTCTGTTTTTAGATTAGCCAATTCACTGTTGCGACCTTGCTGCCAAGAATTTAATTCTTTCTGCATTTCTGCTTTAGCAGCTTTGTCCTTCTCTGCTTTGATAGCATCTTGGCGTTCTTTTAATTCTTTGCCTGTGTCCTTGCCAAAAGAACCAATTCTATCTGCGTATTCTTTGTTTAATTCTCTAATGCGAGCATCTGATTCTGCTTTTGCTTTTGCCTTGTCTGCGTTGCGGTCTTTCAAATAAGTAGCATATTCTTTAGCTGCATTCTCTTCGTTAATCTGCGCTTCTGTCTTAGGCGGTGGTGGAGCTTTAGCTTTGCCACCTTTCTTAAGAGCAATAATTCCACCGCCAGCAAACTTCTGCTCACCGGTATACGGGTCAGTATTTTGATAGCCGTCTGGTTGAAATACGTTCTGAGAAATAGGATTGTTCTTAGGTACAGAATATCCATAAGGCTTTATGTTAGCCATAGGATAGTTAGTGTTAGCACCAACAGTATTCTGCTGGGACATGTTCTCTACAGGCAAATTAGCTAGGCCGCCGTCTGCAAAATACATGCGCTCAGATGATCCGCCAGGCGCACGAGCAGACGGGTTGTAGACAGGTGTGCCACCTAATTGCATCTGCATGGCTGCTTGTGCTTCTTTTTTCTTGCGCTCTTCTTCCATGAGGAATGGAGCCATAGCCGCTAAGTAGTTACCTTTGTTCTCTTTAATGAAGTCAGGGTTCATCAGCTTGGCAAAATCCATACCGCCAAACATACCTTTAGATTTGGCTTGTTCTTCTAATACTTTGCTAGGAGCTGTTTGTGCTACTTGTTGAGCAAATGCGCGTTGCTGGGCTATTTGGTTTAAGTCTAGCGGAGTGGAAACATTTCCACCCTGCATAGCTAATTGACCAGCTCCATAGCCTGTATTAACAGGAGCAACAGGAGCAGCAGGAGGAGTGAAAACACCCGAGGCTTTTGCTATGGCATCAGCAGTTGGATTTATAGCGGCAGCAGCAGTAGGGGCGGCAGCAGCTCCAGTCATGCCAGCAACAGCAGCAGGAGATCCAGCTAAACCAGTAGCTCCTAAAACTTGTCCTGCACCCACGGCTGCTGGAACGGCTGAACCAGCAGCACCGGCAGCAGCAGCTCCGGCACCCATACCAGCACCTATTCCAGCACCACCATAAGCGCCTAAACCAGCTAATAAACCATTCTTTAAGCTGCCAGTCATAGCAGCAGTAGCACCACCTACTAACAGCCCGCTAGATACAGCACTACTCAATCCACCAAATGCTATGCCTGCACCCGCTGGGCCTAACGCTAGACCAGCAACCATTGGAAGAATTCTTGACAAAAATCCTGCCTCTGGCAATCCAGTTTCAGGGTTGATAGATAACGAACCACCGTGCGCCATAGCCAAGGATTGCAGCCCCTGTACTTCGCCTGGGGTCATGTGTACAAGTACCTTGTCCTCGCCTCTGCCGGCGGTCTGAAGATGGTTAGCTAGTGTGTGCAGGCTCATGTTAAGACACCTTTATCTTTAATGCAGTTGTTGCAACGTCATAGTAGACATCGCCTATTCGTAATCTTCCGGCAGCTTCGTCTGTACTTGTAGCAAAACTAACCACAGTGTTTCCTGTTACTGGATCAGTGGTGCTGAAATTTAGTGCAGCAATAACTGTATTGCCGGTTCTTTGTGCAGAGCCAGCACTTACGCCAGGAGTATCTAATTGCGCAAAGTACAGGCGCAAAATGTTGTTTAATTGGTCTTGATAACTTCGGCTATATTCTACCGGAGCTATTGGTAATGATGGCGATTTTGTGGTACCAGTTGACATACCTATCTCCGACCGTCGCTGCGCACATCAATACGTGGCGCACCTAATTGCCACTGGCATCCCAACTGATCCGAACTAATCCTGAACGCCATTTGGCGACCGCGCAGTCTGGTATACACAATCTGGGTAAACTCTTGCACGTTGTAGTTCTTGACTGAGTTGTATGACTGAGCTGACTGCACCAGCGGCGTGTCTGCTGTGCCATACGGCGCACCAGGGTTCTGGCGTGGTCGTAGACTAAATGTTACCTCTGGCTTGTCAGGTGAAGACGTAGTTGACCCGTCAAACGTAATGTCAGGAATCATTCTCCACACAAACCCAAAGTTGTGACCGTCGCCAATATCAAAGTCAGAAGATTGGATAAATGAGTTGATAGGCAGAATGGTGCCGTTTACCTCTACATTGTTAGTGCCGCTCTCGTGGTACACAACCGTGTTCTGATATGTAGCTCCCATAGGATACTCGCGCAGCGGGCTGTCAGTCCAAGCGGTTCTTCCTAGACTGCCGTAGTACCAGACCTGATCTAGATAGTTGTAGATCACATAGCGGTCAATAACGGATGAATTAGCCGAGCAATAGAACCACCAGACCTCACTAAATCCTTCGTTCGTGCCAGCAAAAAATTGAGAGCTTTGCTGCAAATTAATGTCACCAAAGACATATTGTCGAAGTGAACATGGAAGAGTTTCCACTCGACCTGTGTAGGCGTAGAACTTATCCACACCCATCCAGTAGGTAATGTTGTTAGCTGTTGCTACCGCGTTCGGGCCGACGATAGATATGTTGTCAGACAGGATGTTGAATCCCCACACAAACGGTGGGCCAAGATACTGCATAGAAAACAGCGCAGCATCTGTAAATACTAGAATCTCTTGGCGAGTCTGCTGTGCGGTAATAATCTGCGATCCGCTAGACAGACGGTAGCTACCAGCCTGATTGGTAATAGCTGGCGTCCATGTCTGATAATCTTCCTGCGCAGACCAACGGATTAACAGTGGGTCTTGGATTGTTGAACCGTAATCATTAACGCCAAACGATAGTACAAAACGGGAAGCATCTGATACCAGCACAAAGTTACAAACAGTTGGGCACTCTGCATCTGTGTCGTATATGCCAGAACTATTGGGTGATAGTAATTGCGCTCTGTTAACAAACTGTAAGTTGCCAGATCCACTGTAGTCTGGCACCCATAAATATAATGCCCCGCCGCGAGGATTGATAATCAGAAACTCACCGTAGTTAGCTTCTGACCACAAACGCGGTTGTTCTGCAATACCGTAAGCAGAAGACTGACCCCAGCTAGTAAACGTGGCGGCGTTGTACACAGCCGTATTTGCAGGGAATGCCGTAGCAATAGTCCCACTAGCACCACGAGTTGCGCCGGTAAATGAAGTGGAAGTATTTCCAGTGTACGTAGTTAGCTCACTGTTACCAATCATCAGAGTGCCAGTAGCATTGGCAAACCCTGTAGTTGAGTTAACTGCAATCGTTGTGTTGCTTGTATTTAGCGCAAGGCTTAATGTGGTCTGGGCTGTACCGTAGACGAAACCGCCCCACAGACCTGCGCCCCAGCCAGTCAAATAACCAAACGTAGCCAATCCAGTGTTAATCTGGTACGCCGCAGTAACTGTGCCGCCGCCGGTCGCAGATGCGTTAGCAGTAGTAGCCGCTGTAATTTGATACGAGTTAGTGTCAGCATTAAATATTACGTATTCATTGTTGAGATCTAATCCAGATACCGCAGACGCGCCAGAGAACGTAACGTAGTCGCCGTTAATAGCGCCGTGACCAGCATCAGTAACTGTCACTACGGCAGAGCCGTTTATGGTGGTAAAAGGATTTGTTAATATGTCGGTCGCACGGATAGGCGTAATGTCATTGTAGACACCACCACTCTCAACGTAATACTTTAAGTTTGTTCCTACACCCAGCAGGTTGTATCCGCGCAGGGTTACCCAGTTCCAAAGAGAACGAGCTACACCAAGATATGTATTGCTGGAGATGGGAGTCCATCCACCAATTTTTTGAGGATAGCCTGAACGAAACCTGATCTTATCGCACTCAAACCAACCACCTTCGTTAGCAAGCGTGGTTCCTTCTCTGTTAACGCCTGGTCTGAGTTGCAGTTTCTGTAATGGCATTCTTATCCACCCAAATACAAAGCGCGCTCATCACTGCGCCGATTAACCAGTCCTTTGAGTACCTTGCCGCCAGCTTTCGTGTACTTCAGAAACTCCTCTGCTGCACCCGCGTAATCTCCGCGATTGTGCTTCTGCCGTAAAGTGCTGCGCTGTAGCGTACCCAGCCCTACATTAAAACTAAAGCTGACCAAAGCGTCCATCCAGCCTTGCTTACCGCGAGCAGTAGGACAGTATTTAAGAACTCCATTCTGAAATCGCTCAAGGTCTTTAGCAAGTATGGCATCCGACTCTTCCATTGTAAATACACGGTTCCAGCCCTCTGGGATTACCAGATTGTTGCGCTCTTCAAACGGAACCCTTGCATGGTTCGCATCAATTACGTGACCCACGCAAACAGTCCAGAGTCGGGCAGGACATCGGTATGGTCTCAATCTGATGCCCTCGTGATGAGAGATCATTTTAAGGGCTTTGTTGCTAATCATACATAACCCTATCACTGTCACCAAGATTCCACTTAGGGTTCAACTCACAAATGTAATACTTTGTACAAACTTTAAAGTCTGGAAATTTCATCTCTATTGGATTACTAGCGGCGTCGTAAAACAAACATCTGTTATTTGGTTGCGCAGCATACTGCCCGTTATCTAACTGCAAAATGTTAAAACTTTTATGATCTTCTGGACACTCGCTATACCCCGTATTGATGATGCTTTTGTCTGGGTGGGCGTGATCCAAAGTAAACAAATACATTCCTTTATGTAATTGTTTGTCTTTAGCGTAAAACGAACAACTTAAATTACTGAGAAAAGTTTTTTGTATAACCGTAAAGTCGTAATCAAAACAATCCCATATCTGCAAAGTATCTAACGGTAAAAAAGATGTTAAATCATCTTGTCTGCTAACAAACGCATGGATAGGCAGTTTGTCGTAGAGCGCCCCGTAATTAGGTAGATACGACTCTATTCTCAGAGCCTGCCCACGAATACTTTTTACAGAAACCCAAATGCAAGGTTCATATTCTCCATGACCTTTTGTAAAATTATATAAAAATTCTTTGCGTATATAGCAATGTATTGGTGGAACATTTGCCGTTAGAAACGCCATGATTTATTTCCCAAACGCCCTGCCACCGAAGTGAAAAGCTATGATGCTTGCAAACAATGCTTGGGTCTCGTTATCCCAAAGTTGATCAGCTAACTGCACAAAGTCAACGCCGCTAGTCAAACCTTTGTATGCCAACACAGAATCAATACCAACCAGTAGAAAGAAGAAACCGTAAGTAATTACAGGACGAACACTAGCGCGGAAGTCTTTCATCCATGTAGATGTGCCTTCATTCAAGCTCATGTCGTGCGCGTAGATGGCACTCATCTCTGCTTGTTGTGCATCGATTAGCGAGACTTTCTCCGCAGAAGCTGTCTGCGTCTTTATCTCATCAAGTTTGATTTCTTCTATACGCTGTTGCGCTACGTAACCTGCCGCAAGCAATTGCATTTCGCGTTCAGTCTGCATTTGGGCTAGTTTTAACTCGTGCCCTTTGTCAGCTTTGTCTTGGAAAAAGTCTAGTATCTTGGGTAAGCCGCCCATCAAGAACGATACGAGCGTTGAAAAGATTGTAAGCATTATCGTTTGCCTCTTTCTTCCATAAGTTTGACTCGTACTTGCAAGTCATGGATTTCTTTGTATAGCTCTTCTTTCATTACATGGCGACGTTCGGCTGAAATAGGGCTATCTGTTGGAACACCTTGCTCGGTAATCAATGCTGGCATAGCGCCTTCAATCTTAGTTAGCCGTGTATTAAACGACCCTACCTCAGACAGCAACCATCCAATAGCAGCAACAAGGATAGGCAATACGGCTTTTAAAATGTCTTGCATGCTCATTGTTCCCCCTGCATTTGTAACATTATCTTTGCGCGTAACTCACGCATCTTCTTTACTTCTTCCATCGCTTTAGCTGTTGCGTTGTTCATGTCCATGTACATGATCCCCATTATTGGAAGCGCTATAACTAACACAAGACACAAGACCAAAACGGTGACGAGAAGTGACCACGGTATGTGTGGCTCATCCTTATCATTATCATTACCCATACGTACCATAACATTATGAACAGCACCGCGATTACTGACGTTAGTTGTTCCTTGAGCTTTTTTCTTATATTTGCCCGTCGCCATTTTGCAACCTGATTCTGCTTAAGTTCTTCGACATGTGCTGCTTCCTGCTCGGCTACAATACGCTTCCACATCGTCTCAAACTTACCCCATAACGCACCTAGTTCTTTGGGCGCTTGGTAGATCATTGTTTCGCGTATTTCAACCAGCATCGCATCTAGTCTAGCTGTGATAATGATTCTACGCAAAGCACGACGACCTACACTTTCCTCCCCTTTATATACTTTCTTGCTTGATAGTTCTTCTTGCAATAACGCCTTACTCAGCGTGTCGTAAGCGTCCATCAACACACCCAATTGATTGCCGATTTCTGTATAAACGTCGTTCGGGTCTGTCTTTGCTATTTCTTGCACACGCTGAACTTCCGCGTTGTACTGCATTTTCTGTTGCGGCGTTGGGTCAACTAGCTTGTGATACTGCTCTCGTAAATCTTTTAGTACCGCACTAACGTCCCCACTCGCGCTCTTTATGTCTTTGTATAACTGGCATCCTTTTTTTACCGCAACAACAGCGGCATTAGCAGCAGCTAGGAGGGTAAGCGGATCCAAGATGTTGTAGCCTCATCCCATGTGTAAGGGCTTTCTATTGTGCCGTCTGTAGGCATAGGCGTAGGTGGTTGCCATTGAGCGTTAGCGTCTAGTGTCCAGCTTGCATAAGGCTTAGGAGGCACAAACGCATCTATATCTGCTTGGTATGTATAACCAATACCAGCGTAGTTCTTACGCTTGTTGCCGTTGTAGCTGGTCTGTTTCCATGTGCCGCCAAGAACGCGCTCACAGAACGCAGCACCAATATATTCTTTCTCTACGCCATTAGCGTCTGCCGTATCTTTGTTATCAACAACAATGACAGAAACAACGATATTGTTTTCATCAATTTGTGCAAAGTGAGCCATCATTCTTCTCCTAAATGCAAACCTGTCAAACTTTCGTCTGAACCTATGTAACCTTTTAAGAACGTATTAAACGCTATGCTAATGCGAGTATCGTCACCTACTTTAGTCTCAACCATGTGCGTTAAGTGCGATGGGAATAAAATCAAATCACCAGCACCTACTTCAAACCACCATGACTCAGAGTTGTAAGGATTGTATTCAGCGGCAGGAACCTTAATGCGCTCGTAACCATCCTTGTAAAAATAAATCTTATCTACTGTTCTATCAGCTTGTGAATAGAACACACCAGACACTACGCTATTTGGATGCGCGTGTTTGTGATGGTACTGTCCAGCCTCAGTATAGTTAGCCCAACTCTGCGTTAGATACAGGCTTACATCAAACTTTGGTGCGTGTATTGCCTTAAAGTATTCCATCATTGAATCTTCAATAAACTCACGCATCTCAGTAAGTTCTTTACTCTTTAATATCTTACGATCTTTGCTAGTCGTATTACCTTCGTTAGCGTAATGCTCTTGACCTTTAATAAACTCTAGTTCAGCTTCAGTCAGATCACGAAACCTAAAGAAAGCAACCGGAGTAGGGAATAAGTTATTTATATTCACGCTACCGCCTTTTCAAATTCTTCAGCATCAGCTTTCATCTTCTTTAAATCTTCATCAAGCCAGATCGTAGGAATACTATCCTCAAACTCACGTATCTTATCCATTACCCATTGCACTTCTTCCCAACTAGGGCAGGGTCTAGGATCATCCCAACGTGTAAATGTAGTGTTGGATATTTCCCATTTAGCATTAGGACGCAGCAATGACATAGCTACATCGATACCGTACATTCTGTAGAGTTTAGTTTCCATGTGATTATTGGTTGATTTTAATAATTACGATGCCGGAACCGCCAGCAGCTCCAGCAAAACTACCGATACCACTTGTTGACGCCGCTCCACCAGCGCCGCCGCCTGTATTTGTAGTTCCAGCAGTTCCAGTTCCATCAAAACCAGAACCAGCGCCTCCACCACCAGAACCGCCAGTTCCAGCAGTACCAGCACTAGGGAAAGCAGTTGCGCCGCCGCCACCACCACCAGCGTAAGTTACAGACGAACCGCTAATAGATGATGCAGTGCCAGCCCCACCATTACCGCCAGTACCCGCAGCTACACCATTACCTCCCACAGCGCTTGCACCACCCCCACCACCACCACCTGAAGTGTTTCCAGTTCTACTACCTGAGCCGCCAGAATTACCTTGTGATGGGGATGTGCTAGGCGTATTTCCAGCACTACCAGCCACAGTTCCACTTAAAGGAGGCCCGCCGCCGCCACCCGAACCACCTGTAGTTCCAGAAGAACCGGGACCACCATTAAAAGCAACCCCGCCACCACCACCGCCAGCGGAAGTAATAGAACTAAATACTGAGCTACCACCTTGTACTCCATCAGTACCGGGAGAGCCAGAAGTACCACCAGCACCGCCAGCACCAACAGTAACCGTATATTCTGTACCAGCGGTTACGGATAATGAGGTTCCAGTTCTAAAACCTCCTGCGCCTCCCGCACCAGCAGCAGTAGCATTACTTTGTGCGCTACCAGAACCACCACCACCAGCTACAACTAAATAATCCACGCTAGTCACACCTGTAGGGCATATCCATGTAGTAGATGATTTAAATGTAAAGACTGTTTGTGATGGAACAATATAAGAAAGGATGACTATGCCTGAACCGCCAGCACCGCCAGCAAAACCACCACCTGCACCGCCACCTCCGCCACCACCTAAATTAGTAGTCCCAGCACCGCCTGTTTGAGTTGGTCCGTTTTGAGTCCCACCAACACCGCCACCGCCAGTACCTCCGGGTGATGCTGCACCGCCACCTGCGCCACCGCCTCCTCCTCCTCCGCTGTAGGTAACTGAGCTTCCTGAAAGAGCCGTAGCACTGCCGTTACCACCTGAGCCACCAGTAGAGTTATCTGCTACACCAGCACCTCCGGTTGCAGATGCACCTCCACCGCCACTTGCAGGGTAGTTAGTGCCACCAGGATTAGAGCCGCCATTATTACCTTGAGATGGAGTAGTTGCTGGAGTATTACCAGCACCACCTGCATAAGTAGCACTTTGACTACCACCAGAACCACCACCCGAACCACCGGAACCGCCTATTGCTTGATTTGCTGCTCCAAAGCCGCCGCCGGTTGATGTTACGGAACTCAATACAGAATCTGAGCCTTTTACTCCATTAGCACTAGATGTTCCTCCAGCACCACCACCGCCTACAGTAATAGTGTAGTCAGTACCAGCCGTAACACTTAGACCTGTACCAGTACGATACCCGCCAGCACCACCGCCTCCAGCAAAGTTTGAACCGCCACCACCTCCACCTGCAACCACAAGGTAGTCAACTGTGGTCACACCAGTAGGAGCAGTCCACGTACCAGACGCAAGGAAACGCTGAATGACGGTAATAGGACCACCGCCAACAGCCAACGCTTGCATAATCTTTGAATAAGCAAACATCTATTAACCCCTATTAAGGTACATACCCTTGAGCATAATTGCCGTACCAATTCGATCCGTCAGCAGCAAACGTAAGTATGTCTAAGCGGTTTGCAACAGCAGTAATGGTAGGAGCTGTATTGCCAACAAACTTAACTCCGGTAAACGTAGCTGTGTTAGTGCCAGCACCTGTCTTCAAGAACAAGATAAACGACTTACCTGCCGTGTTGCTAGGCATAGTAAACGTACATGTAGCCGACAAGTTAGCTGTAATGATAGTGCTGTTTGCAATGTTTAAAGTAAACGCACTACCTGTATTTACATAGCCAGTAGTAATGCCTTCTGTGTATGCGTTGAATTGCGAACTAACTAATGTTGAATTGCTGACAGTTATGCCATTAGCAGAACCACTAGTAATAGTTACATTGGTGCTTGTCAGCCCGTTAGCTGTACCACCGTTAATAGTTACATTACTAAACGAAGAAGAATTTGATGTGATGTTATTTATGTTGCCGCTAACAATTGATACATTGCTAGAAATTAATGCGTTAGCCGTGCCACCGTTGATAGATACGTTACTCAACGAAAGCGCATTAGCTGTGCCACCAGTAATAGTCACATTACCTAATGACGAAACATACGTTATTACGTCATTGATGTTTATACCGTCATTAAACACAATCGTGCTTCTGCCAGCAGGTAAAGTAAACGCAGTTCCTGTCGGAGAAGCGTTACTACCGTTGGAAATGATGACTGAGTAGGTCAGGCCATTTGTTACTAGGTACTGTTTCTCAATCGCAGGCACAAACAATGTCTGAACACTGGAAATAGTTCCAACTAAATTCAGTCGTAGATTACGAGCAGTTTGAGCTGCATTCGTATCTGCTAGTGCTATCGCCGCATTTGAGCTAGCAAAGGTGACATTAGAAGAACCAGTGATAGCTTCTTCAATGGCTGTACCAAGGTTAGTGTTTGTCGTGTTACCCCACGTACCGGCCTGATCGCCTGTGCCGATAAGTTCAATCTTTAGGCTGCTATATGTGCTTGCCATGATTCGTCCTTACTAATAAGTGTTTATGAGAACCCAATCTTCTGTAATGCCAGTATCAATTGGCTCCCACAGTGACCTTCTGTTTACAATGTCCTGCGCGGTAACCGACTCACTAATTCTTTGAGCAAACACACCGTTAGGGAAAACTAGATCCGTTACGTTGCCTGTCTCACTAACAGTTACAACAAAGATTCCTAACGTGCTTAATATGCTCTCTGCATTAACTGTTTCTTGAACCGTTACAACAAAATTTGCATTTGCGTTTGTAGTGTCAGCAATATTTGATGATTCACTTACAAAGCTAATTACTGCTGTTGTTATGTTTCCACTTGTTTCGTCTGCTGCGTTTGCCGTTTCAGATACAGTGCTAGTTACAGGTATGGCTACATTTGCAAATGACTCATCAGCAATATTACCTGCTTCAATAATACTTACAGGTATATTTTCGCTAGGTCGTGCAACCACATCAGACACAATAACTGTTTCAGATACACTAACTTCAACAGCAGGTACATACGCTACCGTATCAGATGCACTAACTAAACCGCCGTTACCTAAACCCCATTCATCAGAACCCCACGCACCATTACCCCACCCTGCGTTGGAGATTAGCGGGTAGTAGACCGAGCAGCCCCACGCCGCAGGCTCACCCCAGTTGCCACTGCTATAGCCGCCATCGACTTGGGCCACACATTACCCCGCAGAAACAAGCTGATCTTCCGTGAACCAACGCTCGTGAGCTACGCCATCTGTAGTCCACTCTATTAGGTAATAAACAGTACCGTCCTCGTCCATGCGCATCTTAACTATTGGGCCTTCTGGCAGAACAGTCTTAACCTTAACTACATCGCCTTTTTTAAACATCTTTATCCCCTATTAGGTCGCGTCAAGGTTGAACGAGTATGTAACCAGCAGAACGTCGCCGCTTACAACAACACGATCACCAGGAGATTGGAAATCTGATTCAGAGAACAACAATCCCGAAGTGCCTGTCGCCACGTTTGTTAAGAACGCGCCAGCAATAGTGGCATTAGCATTCATAGTAAACGAGGCAGTAGACGTTGAGTTGTTGATGTTCGATGGATCATTCAACGTAGCTGTACCAAACGTAGCTGCCTTGCGGTTGCCTGCGTAGCTAGTGTTTTCATCCCAACCAGCATGAGCAGCTAACGTATCGCCGCCGGAGAACGTAGTGGAAGCAGATGTACCGTTAACCAAGCCAACATACCAAGCAGCCGTGTAAGCAGAACCACTAAAGAACTTAGTGTTCATATCTTGCAAACCTGTATTTACTACCAAGTTAGGCGCAATATCTACCCACTTCTCGTTGCCGTCTTTGTCCAAGCAAGTGACAGTAAACGCGCCACCAGCAGACATATCTTCAACAAAACCAGTCTTACGCGCAGTAGTACCTGCAACAATTTCACTGGATTTAGAATTTTCGATACCCATGATTACTCCTTACGTTATACGAATTAGCGCACTGGACTCTGTGTCAGGCGGCAAATTTACTGTAAATGTGTTGTTGCCCGTTTGAATCTTATCAGCCCCAAAGTCCAATACTGCTATCGAGGCGTTTGATTTTGTTGCGTTATAAATCAATGCACCTCTAGTTGTAAACTGAGCAGGATTCCAAGCTACATTGCTAAAGCTTACATACACTGTATTGCTACCACTATTAATAGTTACGTTAGATAAAACATTTCCACCAACCGTGTAGCCAGTACCACTAATCTCATTACCAGGTGTGTACGCAGTAGTATCCTGATCTAACGAGGCATACGCCGTGTACAGCGCCATCTTCAACGTGTCGGAGGCTAGGTTCTGCTTACCGTTCAAAATGTCAACCTTGAAGCTTGTAGTCAGTCCTTGATAGATTGTCATGTGACTCTCACTCTAGTCTGACCACTGCGGTACGCATCTTGGCGTTCCATGCCGTCACCCAGACGTTTCAACTGACCTAGTGCTTCGTTGTACTTTGCTTCTACATTGGCGATTAAATCCTGCTCACCCTTCATGTACAGATAAGCCTCGCGCAAGGAGCCATACAACAGCACCGGATCGTAATTGTCACCTAGCCAGCTTGTACCAGCAGTAACAATTGATTCTGGATAATAGTAATAATGTAATTCTGCATAATATGAACTGTTTGGCGTCGGGCCAAGAATAAATGTCAGCTCATTTGATACTGTGTTGCTTGCTACCGCTGGGCCAAAGATTGCGTAGTACGATGGCAGTCCTGTATCTGCGGGCGTTGGATACGCTTCACGAATGTAGTTCACATCCTTGTTTAAAAGGTAGTGATACGTTTCATTTGCAGTGTTGTAGTTCTCAATAACTGCCAACGAATACACCGACAGAAAGTCCAGCGGACAGGGCAAATACTTGTTACCAGTGGTCAGTACACCCGTTTTGTTAGAGCGTAATGGCGGAAGTTGAACAGTGTTATAAACACGTTCTTCGGTCTGCTGTACAAACGTAGGAATATAAGACTCAAACTCGGTCTCATAGTTCTCCGTGTACGACTGAATCGCGGCTTTTAACTGGGTATAGTTCATTGATAACTTATTCTTAGGTCACTGTAAACTTAAGCCATCGGCCCACGGCACATCACACCCTTAGTCGCCGCACCAGCACCGCGCATCTTGATGCCGTCAGTCTTAACAGGTTTTGTATTACCCTTGCTAATACCAGCAACAGAGATGTTCATGTCATCCATAACCTTAGCGCCAGTGGTGTAAGCAGAATCAGCCTGAATGCTAGTAGCTTTACCGCTCATATCGTGCGGGGCAGCATACACATCAGCTTGACCTACTTCCTTACCCTTAACCTTCTGCGAGAACTTAGCCATTATCGACCTCTTCCGTTAGATTTTTGATTCATGGCACGAGCCATATTGCG